TTGAGAGCCTGTACCAGCCATACCAAACTGTGATAAGTCAGGTTGCGATATATACTCAGGAAAGCTTAAACCACCTTGTTGAAAGCCCATAAGACCACCACGCTTAGCGGCTACTTGTTGTGGTTCTTCTTGTGAGGCTTGAGCCATGATAGCCATAAGGTCTTCATCAGAAATACCAGCTTCACCTGTTTCCTCTTCGATAGGCTCACCACCAATACGACCATTAGATTCCATTTCAGCCAAGCCCATCTTAGCTTGTGCACGTAAGTCTTCAAAGAACTTGACCCCATAAAAACGTAGAACATCAGCAGGGACAACATACTCTCCTTCACTTAACATTGCAGGAATATCATCACGTACTTCTTCTGGTAGAGAACCAGGTGGTACTTCGTTGCCAGACACAGGGTCTATATCTGTACGGCTAGACTTAAATACCGCATCCATTTGTTCATCCATAGCTACTCCACCTTCTGCATATCCTGCGTAGTCTTTATCTAGTTTTGCATTCTTAGCAAGAACCAGAGGCCCAATCTGTATTACTTCATCTGCTTCACGTACTGGAACATGTCGGTTATCTGCACCTCTTACATAAAAAGAACTCTGTCTACGTGGGTCAAAGCCTACTTGTGTCCATTCTGGGTCATTAAGAAGGGCTTCAGCTTTTTTACGGATAGCATCTGCGTCTAAGTCTTTAATCTCACCAGACACTGTAGCGTATCCAGTTTTACCCATCTCACCCGTGCCAATCTTTTCACCTGTCTTCTGTGAAGCAGCAAAACGTACAGGCTTATCACCTACACCTTTGTAGTGAATAGCTTTGGCGTAGTGTGTTACACCCTTTTCAGCATTAGATGTACCTGCAACAATCCAAGTATCAAAGCGTTGATAAGCAGGAATATCTAAACGTCCATTAAAACGATCACCTACTTTTAGACCAGACTGTGTAACACCTAATCCTTCAGTTGTATCAGCAGGTAAGATGAACCTTCCTTTTTCACGTTGATCAGGTTTTAGTGAAAACACTGTAGCTTTATTGCTAGGCTCTCTAGGTAGTGCGTCCCAAGACTCTACAGGTTTATATGTATTAATATTCTTTAGGTGCTGTTCTCTTGTAATCTTACCATCACGTAATGCTTGTGCTGATTCTTCTAGTTCTGGTGTACGAATAGTAGGACTTGTTTCACGCATATCCTTTACAAGAGCTTCTGCGTTTGTTTGCCATGCTTTTGCATCTTCTGCTGAGTCTAAAGCTGAAACACGTGTATCGTATTCTATATTAGATACCTGACGAGTAGTACTGCTCTTAGGTGATACTTTAGGTATATTACTTGCTACATCTATAGCTTCATCCGTTTGACGTACCATATCAGCACCTTTACGGATCATTGTACGTGCAGCAGGTGCAATACCAGGAATAAGAGATATTGCCTCAACTCCACCTAACATACCAATCTTTAGGTAATCAGGCTCGTCTTTCTTTAGTTCTTCTTGTATTTCAACAATAGAGTCAATAGGAGTAGTCAAGCTAACTGCAGTATCTGCAGCCTTAACACTTAAAGGTTTTTCTTTACGATACTCACCTGTTAATGGGCTAGTGATTGCATCAAGAAGATTGTTTGCCATTAACTTTATCCCTCAAGTATTTTAGTCTACGTAGTGCAAGTATACCGCCTTGCGTCTTGTGAATCTCTACCGTATGCTCTGATTGCTCTAAGCGTGTCTGCATTACAGCTATCTCTGCGTCTAACTCTCCACAAAATGCATCCCACTCAGCTTTATTGTTTACGAATGCTTTAAGCGACATTACCAGAGAAACCTTCCTCACCAGGTACTGGTGCTACGCCTGTACCAATAGTACCGCCACCTGCGCCTGTCTGATCCTGTGCTGCTGCCCCTGCTGGAACTGCTGGACCTTCTTGTCCTACTGGCGCTGGGCCACCCATAGCTGCTTCAGGGGGTGGAGCAGGTTGTTGGAACCCTTTAAGAATCTCAGCTTGGATAGCTGCATCCTGCATAGAGTTAGTCACCTTGTTAGGATCAAGGTCCATGCTCTTAGCAATCTCACGAATGATGTAGTCCATCTTAGCGAAAGGTGCTAGGGCTGGGTTCTGTACTACACCCAAGAACTGCATTAGACGCTGTGAGCGTACTTCGTTAGCCATCAAAGACTCAGTGCCGTTAGCCATAACCTCTAGGTCACCCTTGATACCTTCATCAAAGTCAAACTGCATGTTAAAGGCAAAGAATGCACGACCCATAGGTGCTAAGAGGTAATCATCTACGTTCTTAACTACAGAGCGAATAGAACCGTTAGCTGCAGACATAAGCATACTAATGCCACTAGCAGTACGACCCACTCCTGATACACCTGTCTGACCGTGTGCAAAGCTGGGGAATCCAGTACTTTCATCAGCCAAGACTCTAGCTTTATCAAAGAGTTGCATATTCTCTGCAGCAACATTGGGGAACTTCGTGCCGAAGATGCCTTGCCCTGGTGCACCCCCCTGTCTGCGGAACACTTTGCCAGGGTATACAGACAGATCCTGTCCTGGGACCAAGTTTGTTTCATCTATTTCAATCAATAGGTTACCAGATAATACAGCATTGTCTACAGCCATTCTCATAAAGCCGTTCATTAATGTCTGTGTATCATCCATATTCTCTGCAATACCTACACCAAAGAAGCTATATGGGTTGTGCTCATATGGTACAGAATGATAAGGAATACGTGTTGGTTTGAATGGGTTAAGTACACAACGGATAATCTGACCATTACATATCCATATGTTAGCATTTACTTCTGCTAGCTTACGTAACTCACGAGGTATTTTAATGCCGTTCTCTTCTAGTAGGTCTGTATCAACAAAGCCCCAGAACTCTAACACTTCCCAGCGCTCCGTTTCAGATGGGTGACTATCGTCATCTTCCATCTTCATCTCCCAGTGCTTACGTACATAATCAGCACCAATGTCGATAGCTTTTTGAATAGAGTCATCTATAAAGTAAGGGCGTCCACGCAGACCACGTAGCTGATTGCGAGACATCTTGTGGCGCTCTACAACATACTCAGCATCATCCATGCTTGTAGCTTCTGGATCAGGATAGAAGTTCCACACGCTAACGTGGTTAGTAGCAGGTACAGTCTTGACTAGCGGATCGTAATCACCTTCTTCATTCCAGTTAGGGTATTCTTTATCTATAGCAAACGGGCCTTTCATTACACCCGTACCTAGTAGAGCCATTTCAAAGGCCATACTACGTAAATGCTTAGATGCACCTGACTCGTTTAGCTGATCATGAATCTTCTTTTCCATCTTCTTAGCTGCTACCATAGCAGGATGGAATGTAACACTTGTAGGTGTAGTACCATCACCCTCAATGATCTTGTCACTTACAGGGGCTAGCTTGTTCTGCATACCACCCAAACGTTTCATTAGAGTAGTACGTGTTTCACCAGGTTCTAGCTTTGTGTCAGGACCAATTAAGTAAGGCTTAGACGGTTCTGCACCAAAGGCTTCTGATAATGCACCCTGCGCTGGGCCAGCATTAGGATCAACATTGATGTGTACGGATTCTGCTACACCGTCTGGTAGAACAGATGGCTCAACAGAAAGAGGGAACTTATTGTTACCGAATAATACATCAACTATCTGTCCATACGCAGCTAGCGTTTTAGTCTTAGTTACTTTAACAAATACTTTAGACTTCTCGCTAGACGTAAACTGTACTTCTGGCCCGTAGATACCACGGTAGTTACGATAGGAGCGTAGCCAACGTTCTTCATCAGCAAATCGTGAATCCTCTGCACGTTTAAAGCGATCTGTTACAAAACCTACGATGTTGTTTAAGCTGCTAAACAGACTGTCATCACTTGATTCGGCTGCTACTACTTCGTCTGTTTCAAAGGAGAGATCATCTATTTCTGCCATTTACTTAGTATCCAAAAGTTGAGTCTGACATCTGAAAGCCAGAGTTTTGTTTTGCTGGGTTGAAGTCCCAGATTGAACTACGTGGTCTAGTCATTATACCGTAACGTAGTGCGTCATACAAGTGATCTTCAGCATTTGTATCCACGTCTTCAGGGTTCTTCTTGTCTAGCGGAATAGTAGGTATTTGCGCTATGGTATTGGTGCAGGTGGAGAAGAACACAAGTCTTGGTAGTTCAGTGAACTCATCCACCTGCAAACGGCGGTGAATCTCGTTCTTACCTGCAACCCTTGAGCCACGAGAGCGATCTGAAGGACGCCAACGACAACCCTTCATATTCATCTGCTCTGCAAGTGACGGGCCAGTATCACCTCTTTTATGCCAGAGGGACGAGTCTAACACGCCGTATCTTAGAGTCCCGTCATCTGCTTCAGCATCTAAGATAAGATCAGCTAAATCTGTAGCAGTAACCTTAGAACAATAAAGCTCTCTGTATACAACCAACTGTTCGTTTGGTGCAACAGCGAACCAGAGTACTCCTGTGTAGGAGCCGTAACCATAGTCGCAAGCTCTAAACTTAGGCCAGGAGTCAGGGATGTCGATAGGGTCAACAACGTGAATGCTTCTATTAAATTCAGGGAACGCTGCTCCTTCGTTAACATCCCAGTTACCCTCAAGCAGTTGCTTGCGTTGGTGCTCTGGTAGTGACAGAAGCATTGCTTCGTAGTCACCAGTGTCTGCTAGATAAGGATTGTCAAACAGACTAGCAGGAATAAACCTGCGCTTAAATAACGGTTCCCCTTCACGGCTATGCCCTCTAGGGAATGTGATAGTATCACCTGTCTCAATGTTCGTAGCCCAGAAAGCTTTATTAGAAGGTGCAGGATCAATGAACATCTTCTTAACCCATGCATGACCGCTTCCACCAGGGTTAGTAGTACCACGCATGTACAAACCTAAACTGCTACTGTGTGCAGACCTCAAGCGACTTCGCATATAGTCCCACGCATAGGGAGTAGGCCATTGCGTTAGTTCGTCGAACCCGATCCAGTTAAACGCTTGACCTTGGTAACGAGTAACGTCCATGTCTTTGTCAAGGTACGACATCCAAAGCCTACCGCCCCTTGGACTAATCCACTGACTTTTACGCTCAGACCACTTAATACCTGGAACGGCTTTAGGATATAACTCTTGGCTTTTCTGTATAAGCTCACGTAGTTCCTCCGTAGTATGGCGTACTAATAGACCACTAAAGTTAGGGTCATTTAAACCGTGAAGTGGGTCAGCCAGCATGGCATAACTCTTACCACCACCAGCCGCCCCACCATACAAAACTTCCCTTTCAGATGCGCTTAGGAAGCTTGTCTGTGGTCCTGGGTTTGGTTTGAATACTACTTCTTGAGCAATATCAACGTCAAACTCAGGAACTTTTACTTGTGCTGCTACAGTCTCTACTACAGGCTCACTCTTCTGGGGTGATGATACGGTAGGCTCCGATCTTTTCTTCTTCGAGCCTTTTGATCTCCTGTAGCGTTTCTTCGAGCCGCTTGGCAAGCTTGCGCTTAATTGTAGCTGCTTTCTTACGTCTTCGCTCAATGTCTACCCTTTTCTTTAAACCCATGTGTGAGATATAGCGGCCTGTCTGTCTATGTAGCCATATAGCAACTTCACGGTAACCATACTGCTTTAAGTGACGCTTTGCAAGCTCTAATGCTTCTAACTCATCTGGTATGGGTTCTAATAACTTTTCTTTGTCAGGGTGTACTCTGTATCCGAAAGGCACGGTGCGTGTTGTTCTAACTATTACGTGCCACTGTCTCTCTTCACCTTTGTGTGGTTTGGGTAGCTCCCAATACCCCAAAGATTCACGATTCATTACTACTCGTTTTTACCTTCCTTGGATGGCAGGATAAACACCCCACCACTACTTGAACCTACATCAATCTTGTCTACCTTACCAAGTCCTGCACGATCAAGTAAGTCTTTAGCTGCTGACATCTTATCACGGATACCTAGTTCAGTAGGGTCATATAAAGCACCAACCATAGCCATAGCAGCTTTAGGTGCAGTGCGAGCAAAGTAAGTACGTGTCTTATCTGCTATCTCATCCTTAAGAGATTCTACAATAGCACCTGTGCTAGATGCTTCACTATACCCTGCCAACTTCTTAGCGGCAACTACGTCACCACCTGCTTCATCAAACAGTACTTCTAAGAACCGCTGCTGGTTTTCTGTTAGTTGTCTGGTCATTGTAACGTCCTTAAGTAAATTAAACCAACAAAGCTACCTGTAATAACTAGGAACAACACAAACCCTGCTCCCCACTCTATTAACTTACGCTGCATCTCTATTCGTTTATGATCGTGTTCTTTCTTTTGTTTACGAATATCAGCCTCAATACGTAGAAGCTCATCCCAGTGTGAAGGACCATACATAACACAGATGTAATCCTTCAGTTCCTTACGCATAGACTCAGCTTTCTTCTTAGCTGCGAATATCTCCATTGCTTCTGCTTGAACGCCACCACCAAGGGTTTTATACCAAGGTGGTTTAGCGTTCTGTCTGTCAGCAAAGTCTAAGTCACTTATAGCACCAGCCCATTGTGTTAGCTGACCGCCCATGTCTTGTAAGTCCTTACCTACCGCAATACCCTTCTTTAGAGCGTTAAATGCGGTAGTTGCTAAACCTATAGCGGTTACTGGATCTATCACTGTAGGAACCCCCTCTTCTAAGCCCACTACCTGTCTGTCTATCTGTATCACCTGATGATACATTAGCTAAAACAGCTAAACTTAGAATAAGGGGAAACTCCTTATTTAACCTCACTGTTCGTTGCCGTATACACGATTGTATATCTCTCCTCTTGATATACCTATATCGTGTAGCTCTTTGTTAGACATATTCTTTAAAACCCAGTAGTCTGCTCTACGCTGCTGGTGATTCTGAATACGTGTTAGTAAATTCTTAAACATTGCACTATCTCCTTATGTTGTATGTGCGTGGAGATAGTTATACTTATATATTAGTTATGTAGTAGATATAAAATGTACATACCCGTTATGCAAATCTATTAGGGCTAAAATACTCTTTACCTGACAAAAACACTTCTAGTGAGCCGCTACTACCATCAAACGCTGTTATCTTATCACCTGCATGTAAGTATATCCTGTCTGACGTTATAACGTTATACACATCTTTACCTGATATAGACTTATCATTTAAGATGTGATGATACGTATTTGTTTCTGCGTGATACCACTGTAAGCTTACATTTTGAGTAGACGAACTGCCATTAGTAACATGTAAGAAGTCTATCTCTGCATCAAAGTTATTAGGACACGTATATATAACATTAGAATTAGCACCACCTGAAGTAGCAGTAACTGTCAAGCCTTTTGTTACAGTGTTATATGCGCGAGCTACAACCATTACTTCTTCTTAATAGCCTTCTTGACAGTCTTAACTACCCAAGCCTCATTTACATCAGGTGTACTGGGATCATCAGCAATGAAATGTCCATTCTCGTCACGCGCCCGTACCATTTCCAGAGTCTCTTCATGTTTAGGTTCCTCTTTCTTCGTAGCCTTTTTAGCACGTGGCTTAGGTGTTTCAGTCATAGCTGCTTCAGCTTCTTGACAGATAGCTGTTACATTAGGGTCTTTACTCTGTACGTTACCGTAGTTGTCTTCACCTGCAGCCTGATTACCTGTAGAGTCCCACACGTAGCCATGCTCATCTACACGATAGCCTTTATCTTCAAGTGCTTCTTTGTATTTATGGTAGTACTTCATTACTTGCCCTTCTTCATGGGACGTTCTGCTGGTACATCTGCACCACACAAACCGCCCTTGTTGTAGCCTGTCTTCTTCTTAGACATACCACCATAGGCCATACCAACACCCATCATGTCTTTCTTCTTCTTGCTCATACCACCCATCATGTAACCCATCTTCTTAGCTACTTCTGGTGCTTCTTTCTTTAATGCTTTCATGCCTTTGTTCATTGTATTATTAAACCTCTTCCATCATTGTTTCTTTACAATCCCATGCTTGACAGGACTTCTCTTGACTACACACAAACTTAAACTTAGTACAAGCACCTAAGCCTGACTGAATATTCAACGCTTTTAAAGTACGAGCACTATTGTCAAAGTAATCACAGTTACCACACGTCTTAAGAGCAGCAGTCTCAGTATCTTTATCCCAAGCCTTGCCTAACTCTTCTGCAGAATCACCATACATCCAGTATGTCTCTGCACGATCTTTATTCTTAGGGTCTACCTCTGGTGGCTCCCCAAGCATTAAACTCATCATCATACTACTTCCTATACTTTGCTGTCTTCTTAGCTATCTTCTTTGGTTGAGATACAAATTGCTTACCTGCCTTCGTACCCTTACGCTTAGCTGCACTTGTAGCAGCGTATTCAGCAGGTGTAAGAGCATCCCTAGCTTTCTTAGGTAGGTAACGCTCACCTGTAGCTTTCTTGCCCTGAGTAGAGGGCTTACCTGACTTAGTACCCCACTTCTCTTTACCCCACTTCTTGAGTGACTTCTGAGGAGCTTTCACGACTTGTAGCCCCCACCCTTAGCTTTGTATTGCTTAGCTACCATCTGAGCCTTACGTGCTGACCACTGTCCAGGCTTTCCACCCTTACCACCAGCCTTTACTTTAGCTACCAAGTTCTTACGCATAGTAGGCTTAGTGTAGTTACCTGCAGCGTTGACTGTACTCTTACTCTTCTTTTGCATTGTTAAACACTCTTACTAATTTGATGGCACTGAGGCATAGCATATACACCCTGCTGCATCATATTAGCAGCTACCTGTTTAGTTTCATTAACACAAGACTCTTTACTGTAGAACACATCAGGCTTAGCTATTATCTGACACGACATAGCTGAAGGATTAGCACACATTAATATGATACCTACCCACATGCTAAGCTACAATAAAGTTAACTATCTGACCGTCAGGCTTACGTAGCTTATTAGGGTCAGGGTTATAGGCATACATCTGATTAACTAACTTCAAGTCCTCTACAGGTGTGTCAGGCGTAACTAGGTTAGGCTCTGGCTTCTCTTCTATGTTATTCCTGTGTGACCTATCTTTATCAGCTTTCTCAAACACGATATTCTCATGTGTCTGGAAAGGCATACTAGGTAAAGGCATATGAGATATAAGAGTCATTCTACTACAAGCTCCTTAGTGCCAAACACTCTCTCGTATGTCATATCGTTGCTGTACTCTTCAGCCCATCTATTCTCAGTAAAGGTAGCAAACTCTATCAACGCCTCTAAGTCAATATCCATAGAGTTCATATAAGTCTTCAAATCTACAACGTCTTGCTGTAACACCTCAATAGTGTGAGCTTGCTTAGATACCCACCACACAGCAGCTACAAGCTGTATAGCCATCGCTGCTACAAGTGCTACAGGAAGTTTAAGATCAGTCATAGCTACCACTTTACTTTATCAGCCCAGTATGCTGCGCTAGTCTTGCCTTTAGCAATGTTCTTAGCATGGCGAGCTTTAAAAGACTTCTTACGTGCTTTCTCTCCTGCTGACTTAGGGTTTTTACCTGCACCACTAACTCCTTGCTGACCAAAACGTATAGTCTTAATAGTACTACCCTCTTTAGCTACAACTACGTGTGACTTAGTAGGGTGATCAGGAGTACGCTTAGGCTTGTTAAAACCTGATACACCAGCACGTTCTAGTCTAGGATCTCTAGCCATACTACTTCTTTCCAGCTTTACTATTACGAGGGAAGCTACGGTTAGCTTTCTTAGTCGTTACTCTCAAGTTCTTCTTAGAGTTATCTAAAGGGTTACCATTCTTATGATCAACATCCTTACCGTCACCCTTCTTAACTTTACCAGTAGCCTCTAACTTACGTCTAGCTTTCTTACGAGCAGCGTTACGAGCTAATTCTCTAGGAGTACTCTGTAGCTGACGCTCTCTCTTGTAATCTCTACCTGCCATACTCTCGCTCTCTATCAGGGTCTAACACCTCGTAACGCTTTAGGTGTCCCTCTAAATACATAGCTCTCTCTACATGATCTAACGTGTACCACTCACCTGTACGAACATGTATGGCTTCACGTACATAGAATACATCACTCTTAGGAATGTGTACCTTACGCATAGCACGAGTATCATTGTCAGCTAAAGCGTTGTAGAAGTCTGTTAAAACATCTTCTGATGCATATAGTTGTACTTGTTTATGTTTCATTGTCAAGGAAAAAGTTTATTAAAGCAAAAGTACGTGCTGCAAATAACTAGTAGTTACATTGTAATTGTTACAGAGAGGAGGGAGAGGAGACACACAGTTACAACATATGTGTAGTTACTCACAGCACGTAGTCACAATAGTATTATTGCTTTTATGATATGTGACTATGTATAGTTTAACATTAATGTAATAACTCTGTCAAGTACAAATATTATTATTGTTACATGTATATGTTTAATGACCTATGTCCACTATCATAAATAACACACTAAGTTAAACTCTTATGTAATAACTATCTTTTATCTTTACTTCTTTAATGTAATAACTCTTATGTAATAACTATCTTTAGTGTAACTACTTTATAAAGTTATTACATAAATGTTTAACTTAGCCCCCTACCCCCATAGTTAT